TGTGGCTGTAAACAAAAACAGCTGACGAAACAAGAAAAACAACGGGGGAGGAAAAAAGAAAATCCCGCCCATTGCTGGTGCGGGATGTAGAGACATAAGTGGAATGGCGGAGGGCTAGGGATTCGAAAAGACCACATTAAACTATTCTTTTTTATATACTTTCTCGGTTCGAAAACACCCTTTGTCACCAATTTTGTTACCATGAAACCCGGTTCCGAATAGGACTGATCGAGACTCTTGATAGGTTGTTAGCAATTAAAATGTCAATGATTTTAAGCATACAAAAAATGACCCCCCGCTTCCCGGCCAGAGGAAGAAACAGGGGGTCAATCCGTGAAGATGGGAGAGAGAGGACGGACTGGAGGAGTTAGGCCTCTCTCTCCTGTTTCACCGTACAGGTCAGACGGTGATTTATTTCAAAAGGGTTTCTATGCTCTTAAACAGAAGGCCACAATGGGGGCATTTGTGGTAGCGTTCCCGAACGTCCCCGGTCCATGGCTTGGTCACATAGATTCCCTTTGTTTTTGATAACTGATTCCCACATGCCGGGCAGGTCACGCCGTCCCTGGGGCAATAATCAACCCCCGGCGTGTCCTGCGCAAGGGCTATGATCTTGCGCAAGACATCGAGGGGGATAGTCATTATTCAGCGCCGCCGTCGTTCATGTAGAGAGCTCTGTGGTCAACGGCTGCTGCCGCGCAATCGATCCGGACCTTGTATTCCACGGCGTCCACCTCAAAGCCGTCCTTGGTCTCAAGGTAGGGCTTCTGGATGCCATTGAGGAAGAACATGGTCACTGTCTTTCCCTTGGGGCCTGCCAGGTACCAACCGTTTGCATCGTCACCATCCAAACGGGCATCATAAACGCGCTGGAAATAATTTCCTGAATACGGATTGATCAAGTTGGGGCTGGTCTGGGTGCCTTCCAGTGTGGAGCGGAAAAGCTGCTCACACGATCCCTCAAGGGCAACCGGGGCAATAAAGAACCTGGGCCGGATATTGAGGACCCGGAGTCCGGCAATGTCCTTCTGGATCTTCATTGCAGCGATAGCAGAGGCCAGGGTGGAGATGGACGGAGCGCCGCCTGTGCCTGCAAGGTTGCCGTGGTCGGCATGAAACAAGGGGGTTCCGTCACTCATGTTCGCATTGGCTGTCAGGACGGCATACGCGCAATCACAGACCTTTCGGGCTGCTGCTTCACCGTGGGCACGGGGAATGTCGGTCAGGGCTCCCAGATCGTCGTTGATGATCGCCTGCCGGGTAATGGCGAACAACTTGCCGTACGTGACAAGCTGGACCTGCTCCCGGGTCTCATCACGGTCGCCGTAGGTGTATTCCCCGTCCTCCAGGACCTCTTCCAGGTCGGACATTTCAGAAGGCCGAACAATGGAAAGCTGTTTGAAATCGCTGATGGAACCTGTGCCGCACCATGTCTTCCAGGATGAATTATCGTCACCCTCGTAGCCAGCCAGCAAAGACTTGTTGGCGGTATTCGCAAGGATCTTCGGAAAGTCGGAGCTGGTCATTGCACGTCCGATCATGGCCAGGGGAGAACCCTGGGGACGTTGACCGGAGCGAATGAGGCATTCACGGGCCATGTCTCTCAAGGTATGGCTGGCCAGGTCTGCGGCTTCTTCTCGCTTGTCGGAGATTCCCGCACGAACCAGAAGGGCTTCTTCTGCGGCTCCACGGAACTTCTCTTCATCGGTCGCGCCCATTTCGACACGGGCTGCCGGGGCTTTTCGTTCCTGGGCCATTTTTTCGAGGACCTGGGACTGGAAGTCGGCAACGGCCAGGCCGGAGCGTATCGCTTCCCTGGCTTCGGTCTGGCAGGCGAACTGATCGCCAAGATTCATGATCGCATCCGCTCTGGTCCGTTCCTGGGCCAGAAGGTCCTCATTTTGAGGGGTGTTGTCTGTAGGTTTGGGCATAGGAACCTCCTGAAAGCTCCGTGCTTTGGCCTGGTCGTCTGCGCCGATGGGGGTGATGCTCAGTTCCTTGAGCTCCCATTCTGTCGAGACCTTGACCGGGCCGGTAAATGTTTTTCCTTCGATGGTCTGTGACTCGTTCTCGGGTACATAGACCGCCTTGGTCACGATATAGCCGATGGAAAAGTCAGTGAGATGTCCTTCGGCTACCTTTTGATATGCGTCATAACCGGCTTGGACGCGGGAGAAGGTCACGGTCCCCACCATCCGATCATCTTCCAACCTGATGTCGGACACAGAGCCCAAGACCTTTTCCACGCCGTCCCACCGATTATGATTGTCGAGCAAAGGCACCTGGTCAGGATATACCGCGCCCTTCACCAGAAGGACTTCATCAGTGATCCCATGTTCCCAATCGAAAACCCTGACAGGCTGCTCGGTGGTCATAATCGCTTCAACGGTACGGTTCTCTTCATCCAGGGTGGCCGGGGCCTTCCCGGTCAATGGCATCTTTCGTGTTGTAAATTTCGGCATTATTCTTCCTCGATGGTTGCCGGATTGCTGGCAAGGGCCGTGTTGACCTGCCCACGCGAGAGACCGCGTTTCTTGGACATTTCTTCGGCCTGCTGGATCTCGTCCAGAATTTCCTCATAGTCGCGCCCTCGGGCCGCTGCGATCTCCTGGGGAGACCTGAGCAGGCTGTCGAGCTGGTCCACATGCGCCTTGGATTCTTTCAACGGGTCGATGGGCTCCATGCCGGGAACAATCCATTTGCAGGCCTGAAATTTCCTGGGGTCGTTCCAGTATCCGGGGATCTGGAGCTTGCCTGTCAGCATGGCCTGATTCATGACCTCATGGAAAACCGGGTTGCATAGCTGGTTGATCATGCGCCCCTGGGGAACCTTCAATGCCTGGGCAAGGTCATTTCTGCATACGCGCATAGTGCTGTAATTGATCCCGGTGTAGTCCCCGGAAAGCAGCTCGTAGGGAACGCCCGTGGTCACGGAAAGCATTCTGAGTACCAGCTTGACAAAGGGCTCGAAGTTATCCCCGGGCCTGTTGTGGCTGGCCAGGTTCACCTTTTCGCCGGGCCGGAGATATTCGAGGATAGCGTTTTGAAGCTCATCTTCCCGCTGGCCCGAATCAGGATTCACCCCGATTCCGTGGGATGTCTGATAGGCTGCAATGTCCGGGGCCTCGATGAAGGCCAGATACCGGGCTGCCATTTTCGCGCCCTCAAGCTCGGCGTCGAGATATTCAGCCATATCGTGGGCAACGAGTACGCCCGGGGCAAAGGGGCTGATTCCCCTAAGCTGGCCAGGTCGAACCATCTTGAAGCCGTGGATGACCTGCTCTGCCGGGATGCGTAGGGGTTTGGTGTCGGACTCGAACCAATAAGCCACGGTCACGCCGGTGTCGGGGTCGTATTCAACCCCCTGGTCGATTTCGTGCTGCTTGTTCTTCGGTGAGGTGGATAGATCGGTGAGGCGGTCGGATTCGATGGCTTGCAGGGCAAAGGGCAGGAACCGCTTGGGGTCCTTGGACTGCCGCTTGACCAGGAAGAACTCCCCGTTCTCGCACTCCTGCCGGACCGCAAGTTGACAGAGATCTGGGAAGGACATCCGGCCTGTGATGTCGGCCTGTTCGGACCAGCGTTTCCAGTTGTCCTCAATGCGGGACCTGATCGCCGGATCTGCCTTGCTTTGAAAGTTGATTCCCTGGCCAACGGTGAGGCTGACAAGCTGGTCAACGGCATGAGCGAAATACGGAAAATCTCGAACAAGCTGCCGGACCCGCTCCCGGACCTTCTGGGAGGAAACCCGGATCTCGTCGTTGACCGTGGATTCGACCGGGGACCATGCGCCGGTTTTCCTGCCGGATTTCGCCGCCGCGTACATGCGTTCCCCGTTGATCATGCGCCGGGCCAGGGTGCGGGAAAGCTCGGCCTTGGGGCTGAATAGTCCAATGAGGCGGTCAATGGTTTTGCCTACCATTTTGAGCCCCCACGAGCGTACGCCCTAGCAAAGGGGGCCGCTGTGCTCTGGTTCTCCAATGCGGCCCGGTGTTCCACTTCACGAAAAAAGTTCATGAAGTCGGAAAAAGAACGGTACTCCATTTCCCTGTCGTCGAATTGATAGCGCTTCGTTCTCCACATTCCGGATGCCATGTCGTTTTTCAATTCCGCAAGAAGGGCCGTCCAAGTAGTAAAAGCCATGCAATGCACTCCTGTTTTTCCGGGGTGTAGCATGGCTTTTATGGTTTTTTGGTAATTTACTAAATTTGGGGATGATCTAGGCTGAATTTACTATTGATTTCGTGTTGTTTTGCTTGACACGTTCTTGAATCTGCTCCCGTCTCCACCGGTCTATGAGGAAAGTGTCACTCTCCCAGATCCCGCCGATCTTCGAGGCCGGGAATCCCATGTTCCGAATCCAATCAAGGATCGTGACCGAGGACCGCCGGACATATTCCCCGATTTCGTCCATGCCGGAAAGGGGCCTGCCCTGGGGAACGTCACCACCATTTTGTTGAAGGTCGTCGTTTTTTTTGGGGCTTCTGTTTTTTTTGCTCATTGTTCACGCTCCTGTTTATGAATCGGATTCCTTGGATGTCTGCCGCTGCCAGACAGTAAACTTCACAATCCCATAAATGATTTGCTTTGTGCCCTGGGCATTGCCAGTGCCCTTTTTCGTCTTTGTATTCCGCTGTCATCTGGGCCAGGTAGTCCCCGGAGACTTCCGCATGAAGGCGAAACCGGCCTGGGCTTCCTGGTTCAAGATTCAGCTTCCCGGCCAAAAGGTCCTTGTAGTATGTCACGTCCAACCGCATAAGTTGGAGACCGCCGGGCACGGGGTATTTCTTGCCGTCACGCTTGGGGATGCTATCCAGAACGGAGACCGACCAGGGCCGCCCGGCAAGTCGGATCTCTCCCTTGATAGGTACGAACAAGGGGTGTCTCCTGGCCAATTCGTAGATTTCCCCGGTACGGTGGCCGCCTGAGTCGATAAAGGCACGAGAAACCGCGTACTGATTGCCCTTGCTGTCCAAATACCTGGATTCGCTGGCAATGGTCCGCAAGGTCTCCAGGTCCGGACAAAAGCCTTCCCTGATCAACCAGGATTCAAGATCCCTTCCCCATGCCCGGACCACATACCAGAACCCGTCATCCTGGGTGTCCGCGCCCATGGTCAGGGCAATGACTCCATCGTCCGGGATCTCGCCGGGTTGCCGATTGTCGCAAAGCCTTTGCAGGTCGTGAGCGCTGCGCCGCTTGACGTGTTCGTCCTCAATCCAGGGTTCGGCCAGGGAACTATTGATGAAGTTGTGCAGGCTCCCGGTTGCACCGGTCTTGGCCTCGGCCTTGGCCAGAAGGAACTTGCCCACGAGATCCCCCCACCTGGTCCACGGGGAGTAAATTTCATTGAGGTGGTAGCTTCGGCAATCCACCTGGGCATCTTCGTTTTCTGCGATCCATGAGCCCTTGGAAAGAAGGCCTGCTTTGTCGCGCTCGGTGATATGTCCCTGGCAATGAGGGCATTCGAGATAGACCGAGGCCTTCACCTCTTCCAGGTGGTCGGATTTCGTCCATTTCAGCAGGGGCCAGGACATGACAAACAGAGATCCGCAATGGGGACACGGGACATAGAAACGACATTGTGACCCTGCCTTGAAATTCGTCCATATCGGGGCCGTCTCGATGGTCGGGGTGCTGGCCAGGATGATCTTGTGAGATCGGTAGGATTTGACGCGCTCAAGGGCCAGGGACAAGGCGTCCGCTTCCCGCTTGGACTGATCCGGCCATTTGTCCACCTCGTCGGCCAGCAAGTATTTGATGGGCCTCGATGCGAGTTGTGAAGGACTCCCCGCCCCTTGGAGATAGATGGAAAGGCGGTCCAGGATCATCTCCGTGGAGTTGAAATCAAAGCGGTTCCCGGACTTGTGCCGGGCCAGACAGGGGCAATCCTCGATCAAGGGTTGCAGGCGGTTTTTTGAAAAGGATCTGGCCGCATCCATGCTGCTTTGAACCAAAAGGACCGGGCCGGGGTCCTGGTCGATAGCATAGGCCAGCATGACTAGAAGGGCCGTTGTTTTTGCTGACTGCGCCGAAAAACAAAGGGTGATGCGCCGTATTGCCGGGTCCTGGAAGTCCTCCAGGGGGCGCTTGATATAGGGTGTATGCCTGGTCCGATATTTCCCGGGATAGGCGGTTGCCCTGGCTGAAAGCTCCAAGTGCCCTTCTGCCCATTGCCAGGGATTCAGGCATGCAGGCGGGGTCCAGTTGTCGGACCACCATTTATCCAGCGTTTTGCAGCTTTCCAAGTGCATCTCGGATTTCCTCAGTCAGTCGTTTTTGTATTTCCGGCCAGGGCAGGCCTTCGAGCTCAGGGGCTGTCTTGCCGGGCAGGTCCAAAAGGGTTGACTTGGTGGCCTCGATCTTCCGGGCCAGCCATGTTTTGACCTCCAGGGCCGGGAGCAGGTCCTTCTGCTGTGTGAGATGGTCGGTGAGATTCTTTTCAGCCTTCCTCAAGAGATCCAGGGCCGTCTGCCAATCCTTGAAGAAAACCGGAGATTCCTTCATGTTTGCGTTGAAGCTCTCCCGCCATTTGGCAAAGGTGGCCTGTTCTGCCTGCCGGAGACGTTCCAGGGCCGCTTCCAGGCCTATGTCCTCGTTGCCGGTCTCTCTGGATACGGGATCGATGATTTCCGGAACGAGGGTGCCGTCACGATCTCGAAGGATCTCTGCCGCCAGGATTGCAAGTTCCCGGGATCTCGGGCCGCTGGACCGTCGATTGACCAACCACTCGCACCATGCGTAAAGGGGCCAGGTCGCATTTTTCCCAGACCCCACGGGATCGGGGCCGCCTTGGTTCCGGAGCTTCCGGAAAAGCGGGTATCCGATCTGGAGGGCGTCCAGAAGTTCCTGCCGGGTGAGGTGTCGTTCGTGCTCCATTATTCGCCTTTCGTGTTACCCAAGGTTTTGAAGTCGTTTCATAGACGTTTTTCGGGGCTTGCCCATCCGTGCTAGAATGGCGGCCAGTAAGGACCCACGGCCTTTTGATCGCTTTTCCCTGCATACGCTTTTCAATTTCGTGTAACGATTTGCATACGATTAGTCATCCATCCCTGGGTCGTCCCCTTCATCCCGTTGCCGGTCCATCTCGTCTTCCAGGTGGCGGTCACGGGCCTGCAAATATTCCCGCCGTGCATCCAGTGCATGGGAAAAATCCGGGTACCATCTGCCTCGATACAGAGCTTCACCTGTCACCCGGTCAACCCTGATCCCGTCATAGATGCTGGTCCAATCGCTCATGACCGCCTCATCTCCGCAAGTGCCCGGGTCAGATCCATAGATGCCCGGCGAACCGCGCCGGTCTCTTTGCTGCCGTAGCTGATAGCATACTCATTGTTTCCACATGAATCCTTGAGGGCCTTCACACGATCCAAGAAGCGCCTGGCTTCTGCCTCGGCTTCATTTATTCTTGTCAGCAGCATGTACTCTTCTCCTGTTCGCTGTTAAATGAGAGCAATAAAACCTCCCACCTGGGCTTCGTGCTGTAGTATTTCCCGGTCCCCTCGATGTATCCGACCACCTGCTTGTCGTCTCCCCAAAAACCCATTGCGGTCATACAGTCTTTGATATTCTTGAGCAGGTTGTCCAAGTCGGGCTTCACTGTTGGACGTATGATCCCCGCCAAAGCCGCCTTCTTGAACTTCTGGGGCTTTGACCTGGGGATGGGGAGAAAGGCCTTCACGCCAAGCAACAGGGGGCCGTCCATGGGCTCTGCTGGCTGATACCTGGAGAGAAAGGCCATGATCGATTCTTCCGCGAGCTTCTGCCCTTTGGCTTTGTAGGTCCGGCCTGTTTTGCAGAACCGGACCCGCATCTGTGCCTTGGGCTCGATGGGGATAATAAATTTCATGCCTCGATCCCCCGCCGTTTGAGTTCGGCCAAGATTTCCCGCTTCCTGGGGGCAAGGTGAGCGTGTCTGCGATCCTGCCCGGGGCCGAACCTGGTTACTCGGTCGGCGTAGATGTCCACTCCATTGAGGCCTTCGAGCTCGGTCTTGAGCTGTTCGGTTGTACGGGTGGCAAGGGGATTGCGCAGGGGCCGGTTCTGTTCGCGTTTTTGGTGATCTTTGATGACTTCAAGAATGTCCTGACAAATTCTGTTCAAGGACATTTGAAAACTTCGCCGCAATTGGTCCGGGTAGGGCTGCACGAAATCGGGAAGCTCGGAACGCCGGATCTCGGTCACGCGCTGGGCCAGGGTGTCAAGTTCGGTCATGATCCCCCCCTCTGGTAACAGAAATGCTCAAAAGCTGTGATTAGTTCTTTGAGTTCAAGACGGGTCAAGATGATCGTTCCCCAACCCCGAGGATCTGAAACTATGATCTGGATTTGATCCGGGTTGCTATACTCGCTGATCAGGATTGACTCCCGGTTGCCGTTCAAAATTCCCACTCTTTTACTCTGCATTTTTCGATCTCCTATTTCTGGTTTAGCAGGTCGATGATTTTTCCGGCTTCCTGTTTGCTGATCGATTTCAACGTGGAGACTTCACGGCCAAGGATCTGTGATGCCGTCCCGTGAGCATCCAGTTGCTTCTTAGTGCAAATACTGTGAATGGCCCGGCACTGTGCTTCACTGGCCATATCGCCGCCCTGTGCCTGTCGGGGTGGCTGCTGCTGCCTGGGTGGGGCCGGGGTGGTCTGTGGCCTGCCCATGGCTGCTTCTCCATCGTCGTCGTCATCCGGAGCAATCCCCACCATTGCACACAGTGCATATCTCCGCGCATAGGTGAGAGCGCTTCCGATTCCCTGGGGATCTGCCTTCACCGGCTTGATAGTCAGAACGCCCTTGATCCATTCGCCGGACTCGGCATGGGCCAGGGTGGAGATGACCTGCACGTCACCTGTCTGGGTGTGCCGGGTGGTCTGAATGATGGCCAGGCCATTCGATGACAGGGGTGTCCTGCATGCTTCCCAGCATGCGGCAAGATCCGCGTAGCTGGACTTGAAGAAAGGATTTGCGCTGTCTTTCTTCGCCGTGGACATCTGCCCTTGGGCCTTTGCCAGGGCTGCGGCCAGTTAACCGATAGTCGGGGACTGATCCAGAGGTGCCTGCCTGGGGGACGGGGTGGGGATTGCTTCGGTCATTGTTACGCCTCGTAATCTTCCTTAAAAGCTCGTTCAAAAAGAAGTTTCCGGGCCTCAATCAAGTCGTTTGCGCATGATATTTTATTGCTGACCCGTACCAGTGTACTCGTCAGAAGGTCCACGTCTTCACTGTCCGCTGCTTTTCTTGCGTCAAGAGATGCCTCAAGAATGTCGATTTGTGCTTTGTTGAGACCATAGATGAATTTGTTGAGTTCGTTGTGGATGTCTTTCTGCATTGTGAGTTCTCCTGTTTTGTTACATCTGTTCCGTTTCTTCTGCGAGCGTTGCCAGGTCGCCGATGATCCTCTCAATCAAGCATTCTGCGGTTGCAAATTCTGCGAGGTCGTCCGCGCCGGGTTCCTGGACTCGCTCGATAGCGGTCTTGAGGGCCCGGGCCAACGTGCTCAGTCGTATGACCTGATCATGGGTGTTCTGTGCCATTCGTTTACCTCCAGTTTTTTTGTTTGCCTTAGAAAACACGTCCATAACCTCCATAATGTCCATATCAATTCCGTGGTACAATGTATGTCCCCGTATCCGATGCAAAAACCAAAGTTTCGACACCGGGCCGCCCGACTTCCCGATAGCGTATCTTTTGGACAATGATGTCCACTTCGCTTTTTTGAAGGTCGGGCCTGTGGACGCATATTCCGTTGTCCGCTTTGTTTCTCCAATGGGCACCACCACTGATTTCATACATCGTTGGTGCCTTGTATTTCCCCGTAGTCTTGTCTTTTTGTAGGTTTTTTGGATGTGCAACCACCCAGATATGGACTCCGTTAAACCGGGCAAAGCGCCGGATCTGTGTCAATGCCCGCGATATGTACTGGTCTTCGCGTTCGGCATAACGCATATCATGTTCAATCTCGTTCCAGGGATCTATGATCACCCCCCGCACACCGTGCCGTAATATCGCCGCCCTGGTTTTCTCCAGTATAGTGTCCACGCTCATGGTTTCTTCTTCGGGAATGATGAAATGAAAATGGTCATTCAGCCATTGCATGCCATGTGACATATCATCCGGGCTCATCCGGCTTGCGTAGCGGTTGTTCCAGAAGGGCTTCTTTTCGATTTTTTCAAGCAAAGTCGTGATGTGACGTTGAACGGGCCAGTTCTCAGGGCTGAAAACGGCGAATGACCAGTTGTGTGATTTGGCTATATTCACGGTCAAGGCGTCGAGGAAATTACTTTTTCCGCTGGCAGGTATGCCGGTGACAATGGTCATTTCGCCCACCTTGACGGTGTATAATTTATCAAGGGTCAACCATCCGGTTGATACGCCACGGTCAACACCGTTCTGGTAGAGGTATTCCACCTCGGGCAAGGCATCCATGGCCGCAATCAAACCCGAAACGGGGTAGGGCTTCGCTTCCAGGGCCAAACGGCGAACAGCCGCCTTGCCGTGCCGGAGTAGGACATCATTTGCATCCTTGCAGTCCTTGGGCATCTCGGCCTTGAAACATCGTTCCACGCCGATCCTACGGACCAGCTCGGCTTCGAGGATTTTTCCGGGACCATCGGTGTCCACGCAAATGACCACCTTTTGGAATTTCTTGAGTACCGCGTCGGAGTTCTTCAAGAAGTCGAACTTTGTTTGGAAGTTTTGCGATTCAGAAGAAGGCGCACCGTCTGGAACTGATGTTGCCGTCTGGATTCCGGATTCAACCAGGGCCAGGGCGTCTAGCTCTCCCTCTGTGATGACCAGGGGCATGTCCTTTTCCTGGCAGTGCATGAGGTCATCGTGCCGATAAAAGCACTTCATGCCGCCCTTGATCTGCCGAAACTCCTTGTCCAGAGTCCTGTATTTGACGTTTACCACCAGGCCGTTGACGGTGTAGGGGAACTGGATTGCCAGTTTTTCGCCCCCTGGCATCCATTCTGGACGCGCCGTGATCATGTTGGATCTCAGTGTACCCTGAGACAGTCCGCGCTTGCGCACGAGCCATGTGTAGGCCTGTGGGGGCATGTCTTCGAGCTTTTCGGGTATCCAGACGGGCCTCTTGATTTTTCGTTTGACCTGTTCCTGTGATTGATCGCCCCCCAAAGACCCGGACCATCCGCAATGATGGCAGTACCACATGCCTTCATCCACATTGACGGCCAAGGTCTTCAGCCAGTGTTTTTTTCTCTGGTCTGCACATCGAGGGCACTTCGCCCGGGCCTCGCCCTTGTCCACGCCCTCGATGTCGATTCCATGATCCGAAAAGGTCTTTGTCATCTTCGCTGCCTCAATACGCTTCGAGCAGTTTGTCTCGTTTACTCTGGGCCGGGCCTAGGTCATCCTCCCACCTGCATCCTCGTATCCAGGACGCAGGCAGGGGGATGTATCGGCCATTCTCTTCACGCCAGTCATGATTGTTGGATTTGTGGCGCTCCACGATAGAAACGATGTCCTCGGGGATGTCTGCTTGCTGCCAGGCTTTCCAGGCGTCGGCTTTGGCCTTTTTTTTCGGGTAGGCGCTCCAAAAATCATTGAATGCACAAGAGTATTTCTTCTTTTCATTCTTTTCATTCTTGTTTGTGGTCGCTTGGTGGTCGCTTGGTGGTCGCTTGGTGGCCGTTTTGGTGGTCGTTTTATCTGGTCTTCCTTGATAAAAGTCCCATTTTTCAATGGTTAAGATGGAAAATTTGCTGGTCGTTTTGATGGTCAAATTTTCCATGCTTTTCAGACAATCCAAACATGTTCTGACTGTTCGTTCTGACAGGCCTGTTTCAGCAGCAGCCTTCTTCCTGCCGAACACGAATTGACCCGGTTTCAGTTGAACTTTCTGGAAGCCAACCAAAACGGTGATCTCTTCATGAGAGGCCCGCATCAAGCACCACGCCCAGAACCTGAACAGCTTGGGATTCTGCCAAACAGGGGATTTTAGCGTTTTCCGCCAAAGTTTGACGTATCCTGTGTTCATCCTTCCTATCCCTGATCCTGGGGCTTCCATGTGCCTTCAATAACGGCGTCCGTTTCCGATTTTCGCCATCTGACGCATCTGCACGACAACCGGAGCGGTTCCGGGAAATCCCCACGCGCCATCCAGCGATAGACAGTCGATGCTGACTTGACTTGGAACTTTTTCAGAACGGTTCTGATGTCTTCGAGGGGGCCGTCTATATCTGTGTTCATGATCATAGCTCCTTGGTTATCGGTGGGTTATCATGCGGGATTCAATCCAATGAATGAAAGCAACGAGCTCATAATAGCAACGGCTCCCGATTTTGATGTATTCCGGGCCGCCGCCTCTGGATCGAAGCGTTTCAAGATATGCTTTGGTGTTGCGCGATATGGCTGCCGCTTCTTCGGTGGTGAGAAGTCGGTCTGGGTGTCTCGGGGCATGCACTGCCCAGAGCGCTTGACCGATGGAAGAGGTGAAGGTAGGTTGTTTCATCTCGATATTCCTTTTTTTTGGGGGAGGGACTCCCCGCCCCTCCCTGGTTCTTGGCTCGATAGTTGGCGCTATCGGGCCTTTTTCGTTGCCTCGGCAAGGGCCGCCCGTAATCGGTGGACGGGGACCTGGTAGCGCTGACCCCGGACCCGGAAGATGATCATCCTTCGATCTCCCGCTTGACCAGCTCATAGAGATCCGTCTCCCCGTGCGCCGACTCCAGGCGGCAATGCTCATGAAACTCGTTGTCACGGTCCTGAGTGTAGACGTTGACAAGATATAGCGCGCCGCTCCCTGTGGTCTGAATGATTTCGATGCGCTTGAAACAGTCGATTTCGGCTTTCATTGTTTTGACCTCCTTGTTTTGTTTTAACGTAACTTGCCTTTGTTTTGTCTAAACAGAACTGACAAGTCAAGAAAAATTTTGCTAAAACAAAACAAAATTTCACCAAATGGGGGTAAAATGAAAAGTCATATTAAAGAAATCATGTCAAATAAGGGTGTTACTGTACGATCCTTGATTGAAAAAATCGATGAACTTTTTCCCCGTACCGCCAAGAAAGGGGCAACTCTCAGGACCACATCCCTGACCACCATCATGAACGCCCGTGACGACACAAAGATTGAATCCTGCAACCTCCGTACGTTGAAAAGAATCGCCCGGGCCCTCGATGTCTCCGTCAAGGATCTGTTTGACGATGACATTACCGACGATCCACACGGGGACGGGAGCGAATCCATTGATTGATCTCGGATTCCAACCAACCAACGGAGCCCGGGCCTAGTCGCCTGGGGGCCGGGAAGTCTCCATTTTGAATCCAACGGTAGAGGGTACTTTTCCCCTTCCGGAGCCTTTTCTGTAGCTCCTGCCGGGTGACGATCTGCTCGCTTACATGGGGGGTGCTGTTCATGCCTATATTCATTCCCTTTCCTCCTGTTTGATCAAAAAAAATCCCCACCGGCCTTATATGGGGCCGATGGGGAAAACATATCGTGAAAACGCTGTAAGTCTAGGCTACTGCGTTTTGTTCATTTCCTGCATTTGTGCGTAGCCGGAAAGCTTTCCAATTTTCCTAAAACATCATAAATTTTTTTTCCAAGAAGGTGATTTTCACGCGACACGCAAACGTCTAATGCATTCCAAAAATCGTTTACAAGCTCGAAAAGATCTCCACAGTATATGTCTTTTTCCCAATTATGCGTGATGCCTTTTCTTGCTGTTTCCAATATACTTTCTTCTTTCTGCCGGTTCTTCGAATGATATAACTGTATAATATCTGAAATTAACGACTCAGACGGTGAAAGAGTATCTAGCCACTTATCGTTTTTTCCTTGCTTCTTTGGAGGCAAGACTTCTTTTAATGCAATACCAGATAAAATTTTGATCATCCCCACAGAATCTTTTAATTCAAAATGTGTTTCAGGCAACATATTTTCAGCAACCGTTCCTCTTTGGCCGTACAATATAAATGCTTCAAAGAAAGCTCGCTCCACCCCGTCATTAGAAATGAAATCATCGTTTAGCATGGAAAACAATTCGTCGCTTTTCTTCCAGATTTTTTCAAGTCGATTTCTGGTTTTTGACAGACTGACAGACTGACCTCTTTCACGCCTCCAATAATCATAACAAACATGTCGAATTTTACGGGTATCCGCATCTGACAACCCATATCGTCTTTCAAATATGCTGCAAGCGGCCATGATACGAGATTGATCCTTTGCATTCAGAACCCATGTTCCTGGGTCAGCTTCTTGAATCATCTGTTAAATCCTCCCTGAGGGAATCCCTGAAAAATTCACTGGCCAGGACCTTTCAGGGATGAGGTCTTTTCAATCCAGGTAGCTAGTCCGGATCTAGGCCAGGAAAATTTATTTTAACGCACCTTCTTGAACTGAATCACCTTTCCTTCCTTGTCTCCCCTCAGTGCATCCAGGTAATCGGACCAGGCCTGCATAAGGGTCTTGCGCTTCTCCAGATATTGCGCCTTGTTGTAAACGCCCTTTA